GACAAACCTAAATCATCACATGACATTGATCCAAAAGACAGAGAGCAAGACGCTGTTTCAAAAATATCGACAGAAAATAAATTATTATAAATTGACGCCTAGTTGTATAAGGTGTATTATAACATTTTATGAAAATTCTAAAACATCTTTCATCGGCTCTCACTGACGTATCATCAACAGGGATTTGGTCAACACTTAAATCTCCTAAAGTTCAAGCGGGATTACGTTTAGGTCTTGCATTAATTGCTGTTATCAATGCTTTGGACGACCTTACAAAGGCCCAATATGACGATAGTGCTGACGGTCATTAAATTATTTTTACTAAAAAGTGAAACAATACCAATTTACATGGTATAATTAGTATCAACCTACCGACTGGTAGCTCAAATGGTTTTAGAGCACTCGATTGATAATCGAGAGGTTATGAGTTCAAATCTCATCTAGTCGACCAGAACAAAGATACGATATGTTACTAAAAAACGCAAAAATTAAGAAACAGAATATTCAATGGCAAAATAATGCCCTTGATTATAATAAGGAAATCTAAATTGCGGGGCCGCTTACCCCGTAAACAACGGGATGGCGAAGAAGAAACAAATTCAAATCCATCTCATGTAAGAAGCATGAAATGTTGTATAGTATTGGTGTGTTAGACCCGTAGGGATCGGGGATCGGTTGTAGCCCGATTGTCTTAGACCATCTGAGTTCGTCTCTCAGGCACACCACCAAGAAATGAAAATTTCTTTGTTCGTTGAAAATTGAATTTATGTTGTAATTTATGCGCTGGTAGTTTAAATGCAAAACGTCTACCACTCAGGTAGAATATGGTGGTTCGTATCCATCTCGGCGCTCCATGTCTCAATAATATTTGAGATTTTTTGGCGTGTAGTATAACTGGAAATACACCTCACTGTTAATGAGGGTCATGTAGGTTCGAATCCTGCCGTGCCAGCCATGTGTTTGTAGCTAAATTGGAATAAAAGCAACTCGCTCTTAACGAGAAGATTATGAGTTCAAGTCTCATCAAACACACCAAAATTAGTAACCAATAAGTGTAAGGATAAATTGTGCTTTGTCACATATCCAATCACACCGAATAAGGTAAGGTGAAAATTTTATAAATTTATGTAAGTAACTTCTCGTAAAAGAGGGTTTGCCCGATATCCAAAATCGAATATGGCTTATAAGGTGAAAGCATAAAATGTTTGAGTTCGTGGCTAAACAGAAAAGCAGCTCCCTTTTAAGGAGACGATGTGCAGGTGCAAGTCCTGTCGAGCTCACCAAAATATAAGTAACACTAATTGTAGGCCGAATAAGGGGGTTTAGGCGTGACAAACATCCTCGGCACAAACAGCAGCTACACAAATAGCCCTAACTGTGAAGTGAAAATATTTTTATTATTGTGGATTGGCGCAGAGGAAGCGTGCTAGGCTCATAACCTAGAAGTCGGTGGTTCGAATCCATCATCCGCAACCATGGGGTCGTAGCTCAATTAGGAGAGCGCCTGTCTTGCACACAGGAGGTAGTCGGGGCAGAACCGATCGACTCCACCACTTCCCGCGTGACGCGTTCGGATTATGCGGCTTGCTTGTCAAGCAAGTGAAATGGGTTCAACTCCCATACGTGGGGCTATTATTTATATGTGTGTCGTCTAACGGCTAAGACATTGGTTTCCAAAACCAAAAAACGTGGGTTCGAGTCCTACCACATATGCCAATTTTTTACTTAACGAAATATATATGATTATGAAAATTAAAATTAGTTCTCTTAGAAAATTAATCAAAGAAGCAAGTGATGAAGTTACAGGAACAGGACAATCTTCAATAAACGTTGGTGATTGGTTTATTGTAGGAAGTGGGGGTGCAATTTCGGGTGCAGCTGTGCCGTGGACAGCTAAGTTAATTAAAGTTACAAACATTGATGATGCTGGAATGGCTACAATCAATTGGCCTTTTATAAATCAAGGTAGAGTAACTTTACATCGTGCCTATTCAACTAGAACAACAGTTGCAAATCTTGAAGAAACATTAAACAATAATGACATAGAAAAACTTTCCGAAGACGATCCTAGATTTACAAAAATGTTAAATGATTTTCGTGATCAAAAAGATCAAGAACAAAAAGGTATGTCAAAATTAGCCAGTGAAGATCCAAATTTTACATACGGCACATAAAACATTTCGGGAAATTGCATAGCGGCTAATGCCCCTGTCTCTGAAGCAGGTATTCATGGGTTCGAGTCCCATTTTCTCGTCCGAGGGCGTCAAATATTAACAATAACAATTAACAACGTAAATTAATACTTTATAGGGGAATCATCTAACGGTTAAGATAACTGGCTTTGACCCAGTTTATAGGAGTTCAAATCTCTTTTCCTCTACCATTTACAATATTTGAATTATTTGATATTTGATATTCTATTATGAAAATTTATTATTTTGCATTACTAACGATTATTTTTATTATTTCTGGGTGTTATTATACATTTGGTGGCAATTTAACTCATGAAGCAACATATCAAAATATTGGATTTCAATCTAGAAATACATGCAAAATTCAAACTCACAAAAGGTCATTGGGACAATTTTGTGATCCAGAGCCAGCAGAGAGAAAAAATCTAAATTGAATTATTAATTTTTTATTTGTGTACAAGACACATAATAATGATTAGGTTGATTCAACGGTGGCATAAGCCACATATTATCAACGGTTATTTATTCAAGGTTACTAAAAAGTGGCAAAAAACAAAAAGTCGCAACGAACATCTCAGTCAGATTCTTACGAACACCCAAGCGATTATGAAAAACAATCGCAACATCGCCCCTGGCAGAAGCCTGCGGTGATAATTAAATCCCCTGTACCTTTCCCGGACGTTGTAAACATGGATGTGTTGGCAACAATGTTGGATGAAGATCTTTTTAAGCGTCTTCAAGATCTTGAAATAGATCACAACAAAGTGGTTGATCATGGATATGATTCAACACAGTGGGACAATGAAATTTCATTTGTCAGACGTGAAATGCAAATTAGGCGTATTCGACGGGACTCGCATGATCAATATATGAATGCAATCCGCGAACAAGATCGTATTTTTATTGCCGAAGAGTCTCGTTTGCCAATTGTTGATTTTGACAATTTTAAACAATCTGAGGATTTCAACAGGTATGAATAAACAAGAAAATGATTCGTTTGATTATGGTGATCAAACACAGCGGGCGGTGGTGGCCAGCGGCATTGTGCATAATAACAAAACGCCTGATACACATAATACAATTTCCCTGTATTTGAACTCATTGTCAAAATTTCCCCAACTTAAACATCCTGAACTTGTTGAATTGTTTCAAATAATTGACAAAAAAGATGATGTTGTTTTAGCAGCAAAAACAAAAAAGAAAATTATTGAATGTAATTTACGACTTGTTGTTTCTATCGCCAAACATTATAAAGGACATAATTTACCAATTGAAGACTTAATTCAAGAGGGAAATATTGGTCTAATGAAGGCGGTTGAGCGATTTGATTGGAAGCGAGGATTTAGATTTTCAACATATGCTTCATGGTGGATCAAACAAGCAATTGGTCAACATGTTCTTAAGCGTAAAAGAATGATTAGATTGCCCGCCCACGCCGCCGGCGTTCAACGTAAAATCATGGCAGCCACTGCTGAGTATCGTGAACAAATGGGGTGTGAACCCTCGCAAGAAGAAATTATGATGCTCATCGATGCTAGTGAAACTGTTGTAAAAGCAACATTACAATCTGGCAGATCGATCGTTTCATTACAACAACCAATTTCATCAAGTGGCGAGGGCGATAAAATCGAAGATAAAATCGAAGATCATCGAACTTCATCAAATCCATTTGAGGTCATCGCCGAAAAAGAATTACTTGAAATTACGAAAACTGTTCTTGCGGGATTATCTTTAAAAGAGGCAGCAATTTTACGTCTACGTTTTGGTCTTGTTGAAGATGCTGAAAATGATGAACTCTATCCAATTACTTCCAGCGAATTACAAAACGTAATTAATGGAAAAGGAATTGAATAAATGGGTTCTTCTTTGTCCACCGCACTTATTATTTTGTGTTACGCTGGGGGTATCGCACTTGTAATATTAGCAATAGGATTTAGTGCGATGTTGATTTCGCGCTCAGTAAAAGATATTAAAAGTGCGAATTCGGCAAAAGAAATTGAAAATAATTTAAATCAACGTTTAACTGAACTTCAGTCTCGTAAATTTTATCAATATCCACATCGAACAATGGCCCCGACACCACCGGCTGAAAAACCCTCAGAGCCAATTCAATTTTCTAAAAAACATAGAAATTTTTCAAGAAAGAAATAAATGTCATCACCAATTTATTGTTATGATCAACGGGGAACCTTTGATACACCGGTTTTTATTGTGTATGATAATACACATGTTGAGAAAATTTCATTGGCACTTTATGGAGAAATTCCAAAATGGATGTACGTTACAAACGTAAAAATGCACACCAATCCAGCATCTGATCCTTACAAAATTAAAAATAGAAAGAAACATTAATATAATGACACTTAAAAAGGGATTAAAGGTTAACCGCGGGTATTCAACTGTGATTGAAGACGATGGTGTTAATTATCGTGAAATTGCAGATACAATGTCAGAAATCGGATTTGTCATGAATCACTCATCAGCAAGAAATTATGTCTTGCGTGTCATGAGAAAATTTGCAATTGCAATTTGTGAACAAAGAAAAATTAAAACATCTGAAATGGCAATTAACGAAATTGCAAAGTCACCTAGTTTTCAGCAAGGAATTGCTGATTTACTTCATATTGTAGAGGATCAAAGAAAATGAAAAAGGTACTTGGGTGATGTGTAAAGATCCTACCGGCGATACTGTTAAACCTGTATATATTGAACCAAGGGTTATTGTATCACCATTTCCTTTTCAACCAACACCTTAAATCGGTCTTAAAATTTATTTTATTCTCGTGAATAGTTATATTAGACACAAGAAATGATGTGATTATATGAGTATAATTAAACTTAAAAATTTACCAAAAATTAAATTGGCCGATTTATTACGTAGACGTAAACTTACACTTCGACAATTTTTAAATGAATTTGGTATTACAACATATGAAAGTCTAGTATTACGTTGTGAACGTATGGGTGTTGGGGCACCTGATGAAAAAGAGTTCATCGCACTTAATCTTGTTGCAGTTTCAAATCCCTCTGAGGGTGTTGTTGTGATTGAAGTTGATGTACATCAATTTAATGCCGAACCAACATTAACTAAATTACCATTCACTAGTTACGTCAATGGGGACCCGGCGCAAGGAATTGTTGTTTTGGAAGACGGTGATGATGAAAAGCAAGTGGCACCTGAGACATCTGAAGGTCATCTAAAAACAAGACGTAAAAAGAAGGATATCTCTAACCCTCCAATTGTTTAACATTTTTATTATGTAATTCTAACATATTTATTTAAATGGAAATAATAGTCAATTTGAATACCTGGTTTTCAGAAAGATTAATTTCTTTAAAGTGTTCAGATGAAACAAAGGCTTATGTTATTAGTGTTTATTCACAATTTAAAAACATAAATTATGATAATGATTTTAGTAAAAATTCAATTGTCATATCTTATTATGATGCTTTAAAATCAGGAAATTTTGAATTATATCAGCGCCTCGGTGATTGGTCTTTATACACAATGACAATGCACCCGGAACACATTGCACATAATAAAGAAACTGTGCGAATGGTTGGTAAAAATAGTTATGACGCTTGTTTTAAACTCTTGAACAAAGAGTGGGAACTGTTTGAAGAATTATCAAATGATATTGATTCGATAACATATCGAGCCCGAGAATTGCTAGTAGTGCAAAATGACAATAAATTTATCACCTGAAATGCCTTATTTTCAATATATTTAAATACGGTGAAAAAAAGACCGTAAATATGTTACTTTGAATTATGGACAAAAGCATAATTGATATTCTTGAAGAACTTGAACAAACGCCGGGATCGTTGGCGAAAAAAGAAATTCTTCAAAAGAATAAAAAGAACAAACTTTTAAAAGATGTATTTCTCGCGGCTGGAGATCCTTATGTTGTTTATTATGTAAACAAATTCAAGATGCCTGGATCAAAACCACTAACAAGAATTAATTTTTATCATAACGATGAACGACTTACGAAATTCGTTTATGAAATTCTTTTTGATCTTTCGTCACGCAAAGTTACAGGAAATGCCGCGAAGTCACTTGTCGTTAGTTTCATGAGTGATTGCACCGATCTTGAACAGAAGTGGTGTCAACGAATTCTTTTGAAAAACATGAGATGTGGTGTGCAAACGACGGTCAACAAAGTTTGGCCAGGAACCATTAAAGGTTTCGAAGTTGCTTTGGCCGAGACTCTCAAAAGCACGTTTGTTGACGGGGAGGGAATTAAACTTATTGATGAGGTAACATATCCTGTACGAGTTGAACCAAAACTTGATGGATTACGCTGCATCGCCGTAAAGGAAAAAGGTATCGTTACGATGTACACTCGTAATGGATCTGTTCTTGATACGCTTCCTAAAATTAAGGCGTGCCTCGAGGCAGGAGCGTTTGACAACGTTGTATTCGACGGCGAGGGTATCGCCGCATCGAACGATTGGAATACTTCGGCGTCGATTATGATGTCAAAGAAAACTAAACATGATGATAGTGATATGTTATATCATGTGTTTGATATGTTGGATCTTAAAATCTGGCAGGAACAAGACACAATTAATTCGCCAAACTATTCGCAAAGAATTTTGAATGTTGCTATAGCAATTCAATTACTTCCAAAAAACTCACCTATTGTGCAAGTTCCAGGAGTTACTGTCACAAATGAAAATGATTTACTTTCATATTTTCAAAAATGTATGGATGATGAATATGAAGGTGTGATGATTAAAAATGTTGCAACGAAATATAAATTTAAGCGTAGTTCAAATATTTTGAAATTGAAGCCATGTGTTACTTACGAGGGTGTAATTGTGGCTCATTATGAAGGTCGCCACGGAACCAAACGTGAGGGTTTGTTTGGTGGATTCGAAGTTGTTTTACCAAATGGTGTGATTACTCGTTTGGGTGGTGGGTTTTCTGATAAACTCAAGGCCGAAATTCAATTGGTCGGTCCTGATTCGTACATTGGAAAGATATGTGAACTTGAAGCCCAACCAGATCCTCTAACAACAGATGGTTTGACGAAAGAGGGAAAAGCACGATTTCCGGTTTACATGAGATTTCGGGATGAAAGTGATGTTGATCCAAGGGTTATGAAGGCATATAAGAGGTACACAAAATGATTCGTAAAAATATTTTCTTCTTAAATAAAGACGTCGAAAAAGAAGTCATGTCTGATTTTTTTCTCTATTCAATTTGGCGGGCGGAAGGTCAGTGTAATTACGACTGCGATATTGATC